GAGTTTTTGTCATTTGTTTTCTCCTTTATTAAGCAAGATGACTTGTAATGTAGCCCCACTATGGGCACTACAAACATATTTATACAGGAAATCTCAACTGCTGTCAAGACTTTTCGATATTTTTTATTGTGTAATCACATGCCGTCCAGGTCATGGTAAAAAGAGTAAAATGTTCCGGGTGGTTTAGGCCAAGTCGATATTTTAAACCTTTGGCAACTTTGGTTGTGTAAGGTACCTTGTGGCGATTAGCCCAGGCACTAACTGTATCTTTGAGACTATCGAAACTGTCCATGCTTGTGATAATATCAAACTCAATGTACATTAGAACTGTTTTTTAGGCAACTCTTGTTCTCGCAGTTTCTTACGCCAGCGTTGTTTGGCTGCCGTGTAATTTTTCCATAAATGCATTAGAGCTCCTTAGGACTATTTACCAGGGCTTGATCAATATCTACGTGCTTAATTCCGTCTGTGCGATAACGTGCTAGATTGTACATGTGTGGCAACAACACACGTTCTAGTTCTGAATGCAGACCACGAGCACCCGTTTTGTTTTTGATTGTGCGTTCTGCAATAAGATCCAAGCTGTCTGCAGTAAACTCAAGATCCACTTCATCCTGCTTGAACAACCACTGGTATTGACTTATGTAGTTGTGCTTGACTTCATTGAGTATGCGCACTAGAGCTGTTTTATCTAGTTCTTTGAGTGCAACCCATGCAGGGAAGCGTCCTACAAATTCAGGAATCAATCCAAAGCGCACTAGATCATCCGGAGTGGTTTGTGACAAGTGTAACTGCCCGTCTGTTTTGCTGGAAACTTCTGCTCCAAATCCAATGTTGGTACCTTGCACACGACTTTTAACAATGTTGTCTAGTCCAACAAATGCGCCACCGGCAATGAACAAGATATTTGTTGTGTCAATTTCAATAGTGTCGCCCGACGGGTGTTTGCGACCGCCTGTGGGCATGACTCTGCACTTGGTACCTTCTACCAGTTTGAGCAAGGCTTGTTGTACGCCCTCGCCTGACACATCTCTTGTGATACTGGTGCCTTCGCTCTTGCGAGAGATCTTGTCAATCTCGTCCACAAACACAATACCGCGTTGTGTTTTGTCAACATCACCGCCTGCGGCAGCATACAATCGACTGATCAAACTTTCAACATCGTCGCCTACATAGCCTGCTTCTGTTAGGCTGGTAGCATCTGCAATCACAAACGGCACATCTAAATAACGTGCTACAGTTTTGGCCAGCAATGTTTTACCAGATCCAGTTGGGCCAAGCATGAGAATGTTGGCTTTTTCAATTTCAGTGTTGGGATCTTTGTTACGAATGCGTTTGTAGTGATTGGCAATGGCCACACTCAACAACATCTTGGCATCGTCTTGCCCAATCACATATTGATCCAAATGTTTTCGAATCTCTCTAGGATCCAGATTGGGAGAAGCATCAGATATTTCAGGTTTATCTACCAGCAGTGTTTGGCACAAGTCCACGCACTCGTTGCAGATTGCAACACCTTCACCTACAATGAGTTTAGTCACTGTGTCTTTGTGTTTGTTACAAAAACTACAGGTGTCGAGATTATCAGTTGTTTTCATGTATTATTTGTTTTGGTTTGTAAACGTTGTGCCACTTGTTCTTGTTCGCTGGCGCTGAGTAAATCTACATCATATGATCCGCTATTGATTTTGTCAATGAGATGATCAATGTATGCTGTATCGTAAGTATAGTTATCTGCGGCGGCTTTGTCAACTAAAATCCAACGGTCTCCATTGAATTTGAACAACTGATTTGGTGCAACATCGGTGCGCACAAAACTGTCGCCACGTGCAGGAGCAGTAGGGAATGTGTTACCAAAGCTGGAGTTAGGAGTAGGCTTGAGATACTGCATCCAAGGTAGTTCTGTTATCTCGCCACGCTCTAACATGTTGCGTTGACCCTTTAGTGTTTCACCTGGATTGAGTTCTTTCCAGTGTTGCATGGCTGCTTTTTCTTCTGGTGTACCATAATCCTCAACTTCTGACTCAAAGCTAGGCATGTCAACGTACACCGGTTCACTAATGGGCTCGGTCTTGGCAACCATAGGTTTAAGATTTTCAAAATGCACAAACGGCTTGTCTAAGTAAGCATGTTTGGTTCGATCAAACTCTTGTATTACTTCTTCAACTTCTTCGTCGGTTGAAGGATATGTTGTTGTGGTAGTGTTGTACATCCAACCTGGGGATGATGGATCTGTACGTATCATCCAACTCGGTTTGTCTGCTGTTTCTTTTATCTGTGCAATTTGTTCATCAGTTAGTGGACCATCGTCTGGGGGATATGCAGGTTCGTCATGTACAAATCCACCTCGACCTTGACGTGCCCATTCAAACTGTTTGTTAGCGGCTAGAATCAGTGTGAGCGCCAGCGGATCAAACACCAGCACAATCATAATAATAACAAGACGTACTGCTTTTTCCAAAACATTGGCATCAGGATTATCTCCGTACACCAATGCGGCAATGTATTTTATAGGGCCAACCTCGGCTTCAATCTTGCGGAACTCTGCTGCCAACGGCGCTCGTTCTTCATTAAGCGTAATAATTGTTTTCTGGTCGGCTTGGATTTCAGCAAGGAGACGCCCACGTTCCTTTTGCTGAGCCCTACGGAGAGCCACGGACTTATCTGCCCCCGTTTCTGATGTACTTCGGCCCATGACTTGGTCAACTGCCTCGTCCATTTGTTTAAGCGCCTTGCGATTGACATCTATGTTCTCCCGAGCAGTTTTAATTTTTTCATCATATATAGCAACCTTGCTCATTGAATCGCCGGACACTAGGCTTTGATCACTGTGTGCCTTTGACAAGTATCCAAAGATACCCATTGATGTCAACAGCATGAGAAATGCCACAGCCGGTATCAAGTATGCTTTGAATGCCCAGCCGGCTCGTTTCCAGTTGTTGTGCAACCACACAGTGGCCACAATCTTGCCAAGTTCTAGACTGCCACCCATGATGATCACAGGGATGGTTGCTGCCGAGAAGATGGCTGTGAGACCTGCTACCGAATAATAGGCAGCCACAATGCTCAGTAGCAGAGCGGTGGCCAATATGCCAAAACCAAATATCATAGTGTTTATTTACCGGGATTTTTTATCACTATCACAGCGTGTTTAACTGCGCACCAGGTGGCAAACGACGGATCTGGCACTTCAAACCAAACGTGATTTTCAGGTCTATTTCTTTCCCATGCAAACTTTTCTAGTTTGCGTTTGACTCTGGGCTGGCCACGCCATCCATCACGGCCATATAGTGTTGTGGCCTCTTTCATGATTGCGTACCAAGTTTCGGTATCACGCAAATCAAACCAAATACGGTGCATGACCAAGGGCGTTGATTCAAGCGAGCTGATTGACGCAGACATACTCGACGCAGAGGTCTCTGTTTCAACAGACATTAAAAATATCCTTTCACTGTGTTAATCCCTAATGAGCATACTCCCGGGTATCAGCCGGGGTTTGGACGAATCCAGGGACAGTGTCGCAACCTATGTGACTTATGTTCACATGCCACGGTAGTAGCAGGCCTAGGAACCCCACCACACCATTGAACAGCACCATCTCCCTGATCATGCTCTATAATTATAACAACATGATCCAGTACTGTCAACAAGTCTGGCTAATTACGTTGGAAATGGCCAGTTGTTGCCGGCAGCGGGGCGAGTCTTTAATTTGATATTTTCTTCGATCACAGTGCCATCATCTTCGCACAGATCAACTTGGTATGGTGCAATGATGTGTACTGCGGCATCTTCTTCCGACCAATCATGTTCACCATCATACAACCAACCAGCACCACCTTCGTAGTAGGCTTCTTTTAACTCTTGCTGTTCAAGTTCTGTGATGTCATCGCTGAATTCCCACTCAATGCTGACGCTGTCATCAAACTCACAGCCCCAACCTGCGTCTGTTCGAGCGTAAGCAACTTTGTCACCCTCCCAAGGAAGATTACAATCCAAGTCTTCTTCAATAAAACCTTGTCCCCAACGATATGTTTCGTCAATGTTGAACCAACTGACGCTATCATCCGGGTTCTTACGATACATTTCTACATGATAGACAATGCTTTTCTTTTCTAGTGGTTTGATTAGATATACTTTACTCATCTTTGCCCTCATATACAACATTGCCTTCTTCGTCGGTCAACTCCAATGGACCTTGTAAAATGTAATCTGTGTCACTGTTTGACCAGCCTAGTTCTTCCATGCCATCAAAGTAATCTTCGTCCCAGGCTGTTTCAATCTCTGCTTGTTCTTCTTCCGTCATGTCCTCTGGAAATGTCCAATCAGCCCAGCATCCATCGTCAAGACTTGATAGTTCCCAATCATAATCACTTTCGCTTAGATTGTATTCTCCATTTTCTGGCTCAATAACAGGTTGTTCATCGCTTTCACAATAGAACTCGCCCCAGCGATAACCTTCTTCACGAATGATTACTTTGCCGTCTTTGTACCAGAACTGCTTTTCAACAGCAGACTTTTTGTGTAGAGTTTTGAGTGTCCAAGTTGCCATGATTAGTCATCCCGATCCATTTCAGTAACTTCTTTGATCAAGGACTGCAATTGATCCAAGGCAGGAACCATGAGTTTGACTGTCTTGTAATCGCCCTCACTGTCGCGGCCACTTACTTCAATCATGTATGCATTGTCATACATGTACACTTGAAATGACTCATTGACCTTGGCCAACTTGTCACTGATTTTGTTTACTGCTTTAGTCTTTGCCATTTTGTTTTCCTAATGTTTCTGGTGCGTGGTCTAACGCATCGTTGTATTCATCACGATAAAAATATGCATCTTCATCGTTAATAGTAACCGTCAAGTCACTATGTCGTAAATCATAATCCACAAAATTATGATTGTCATCGTACACACGGAATACAGTTTGTCCTGTAAATATCTGTATCAAGTGTCCAGTAACGCCGTTGGCTGATTTTGTTTTCAAAGTTTCTCTCCTGGCTCAAATCCGCGGAATCGTACAAAGCGAGGAAATCTCAAACTGTATGATCCGTCTTGATTTTGTGTAACTGCGTCCGCTTCAACTTCAACCACCCGATCAAGAAGCTCATTGCGAGCGGCCCAATACTCATCGCGATTGCTATCAGACAAACCGCTACCAACATTAACACGAATAGTTCTGTCATTGTCAACTCCTTCACAAATTATAGCACCTAGGCGGCCTAGATTGCGACCAGTACCTTCTTCAAATCCCACAATGTTCAAATCCACTGTGATTGTGGGTTTCCATTTCATCCAAAAGTCTGAACGTTTGCACTCGTAAGGTGCATCCATGCTCTTGATCATGATGCCTTCGTAGCCTTCTTCTACACTAGCTTCAGCAAATCGGCGCATGACATCATGACCTTCTGCTGTGTCCAAGTCCACATCCATACCAGGCATCACACGCACACAACCGTTTTCTGGTAAAAATGCTTGGGCACGTTTCAAGAGGTCAATGCGTTTGTGTTGCTGTAGGTTACAGAAGCCTTCTCGGAACTCGCTCAATGGTAAAATGTCAAACACATGATATACCATGTCTGTAGTTTTGGCATCTCGTTTGCGTTGTGTTTGCTTCATCAAGTCCTGAAAGTTCTTGCCCACAATTTCGCCATCCAACACAAACTGTCCGCCAAAGGCAGAATCACGCTGGAATGCTTTGCGATGTTCTTCAACAAAGTCTGCAATCTGTGGGAAGTTCTCAAACTCTTTACCATTACGGCTGTACAATGTACAAGCAGATCCATTCACAACTGCCAACACACGCACACCATCCAGTTTGACTTCTAGACGTTTGATGCCTCGGAGCTTCTTGGGTTGATCTGTAGAGTCTTGTGCCAGTTGGCAACTGAACACTGGAATCTTCCATTCAGTTTTGCCCACTACTTTGTTAATGGTCTTTTCAGAGATGCCACATCTCAAGTCCTTGATCAACACACGACGGGCTAGGCCATTCCACTCTTCTGCTCAGGCACTTGCCGGATGCCAAACACATAGAAAGGATTGTAGGCTTGATAGCAGTTGAACAAGAAAGCCTGTGCGTCAGCACTGCCTAGTTTGGATGCCATCAAAGCCTTTTCAATTGTTTTTTCTTTGTGTATGCGGCTGTCCGAGCTTTCTAGATCGCGGATCCAACCTGCTGCCATTACACCCGAGAACCTTGGGTCTGAGAAGTTTGTTTCATTCATATATTTACTTTGTTACCATGAACTATTATAAAACACTTTTAAGCCCATAAACAACTCGGCTCGGGCATTCTTGATAAACTCAAGATCGTCTTTACGGTAGTGGTCGTCTGCATCGTTGCCAAAAAAGAATCCCGAGGTGCCGGGTAGTGTGCCAGCAATAACATCGAGCTCTAGAATTTCCAAGTCCTCGTATGTTAGCTCAAGTTCGTCACCATTGAAATCACCTGAGTTGCCTTTTGCTTCCCACAACTGTTGCATCCAACCATGAAGGTTAGGATGCTTGCGCCAGTAAGCAATCTCACGTGGCTTGGTTACAGGCGAGGTAAATTCTTTTGTTTCATTATCCCAGCCAGCGGCATCGTAATACTCTTTTTGTTGGCCTGCACGAGCGGCCACGTATGCATACATATCAAGACCCACGTCTAACTCCTTTTTGATACTGGTACTCGCGCTTGAGCCACCATTTGTATTTTGCAAAATATTCTGGCATGGTCATTCTAGGCTGACCCCAGCCGTCGTTCTCTTCACAATTGTCTCGCCATACATCAGCAAGCCAGGTACGAAATGTCTTGATAGTCATGCTGCCTCCAGCATGTTGGCCGGTACATTGAACAAGCCGCCAGGTGTGTTAACTAGCACAAATTTAATTTTGACTTTGCGCACGGTACCAACGTATGTTAGGCCGTTGCGATTACTGGTAAACTTTACAGAGTCACCAATTGAAAAACTACGTTTCTTTTGTTGGGTGAGTTGCGCACGAGCAAACTTCACAGCATCAATCACCGTAGACAGTTCGTCATTGGTGAGATTACCAAACATGATAGCAGAGTTAATTTCTTTGACATTCATTTCAGGCTCCTTTTAGTTACTATACAAGTATTATAGCAAAATGGGATTTATTGGTCAATCAAAC